CAAAACAACACTTAGGGTAAGTCCCTACAAAATATTTTGAAAAAGTTGTTGACGGTGTTTAATTTGGGGTTAAACTAGCATCACTGACAGCAATCAAGCGGTCAGGTAACCAAACGAAAGCGAACCATGAAATCAAACGACATCCAACTCACACAAGTAGACGTACTCGGCAACCTCTTGGCTCAGATTGCTGAGTTGACCAAGCAGGCTGACGCCATCAAAGACGGCATCAAAGACAGCGCCAGCAACGGCGGTGACAAGGTTGTCGAAGGCAACCTGTTCAAAGCAACCTACATCGAGAGCAACCGCTCCGTGGTCGACAACAAAGCCCTGTTGGCTGAGTTGGGCGCGACTGCCGAGCAGATTGCCCGCCACACCAAGACCACCGCTGTGTTCAGCGTCAAGGTCACTGCACGTTAATCAGGGGGTCACATGAAATACAAACTCAATGTGGCCCGCGATGTCGACACCGACGAACCCGGTGTCTTCATCCTGAACTTACCCGGCGGCTGGAAGTTCAGCCATGACCCAATGGCCCTGTGCCACACCTACGCATACGACTCTATGGCGGAGTTGCGCAAGGACATCAAACACTCAGTCGAGCCATGCGATTGCGACGAGTGCAAGCGAATGATTGCCAAACAGTAAACCAACCGGGGCTTCGGCCCCATAACCGAAACGAAAGCGAATCATGGACAACTTTACAGCGACAGGTTTAGCAGAGGGCTTCATTGAGGCCGAGAGCGAAGAGCAAGTATTGGAGGCGTGGCAACACTTGGTCGACACGGGCCTCGCGTGGCGACTGCAAGGCTGGTTCGGTCGTACCGCCCAGCACCTCATCAGCGAAGGCTACATCAACGCGCCAGAGGTGACGGCATGAGAAAACTCATCAGCACCTACCGCCGCTTGCCCACACCGACAAACCGTCGCCGCTTGCAGGCATTCATCAACAAGTACCCGATGTCATGGGTACTGGCGACACAGACCCAACGGGACTTCCTGCGGGCCAACGAATTTACTTTAGGAGAATTTCAATGAAGCACGCACAAGCTGACTACATCAACGCAGGCTACAAGTACGAGAAGGCCACCAGCGCCGACCGGGCGCGGGCCGTGGCAGAGAGCATTCGCAAGATGCTCCAAGAGGAGGCTATCGTTGACCATGCTGACGCACGCTACTTCGTGGAGCGCGGACGTCAAGAGGCCCGTCAAGAGGTGACAGCATGAACACCGACCACATCATTTCCAACAGCCTAACCAAGCGCATGGAGTGCCAGCACTGCGGGTTTAGCGAGGTCATCAAGATGCCCGCGCCACTCGACGCCATATTGGGCAAGATGGATGCCTTCATGGAGGCCCACAAGGACTGTAAGCGCCCTCAAAGCGAGGCGGTGATGTCTGAGTACATCAAGGGCTTCGACGCGGGCTACAGCTACGTCCTGAATGAGATTGAGCGATACATCAACGTGTACCCCACCGACGTGTTTGCTGTGAAAGAGTTGCTGGCCCATCTCAAGATGGAGGGCAAGCCCAAGTGAACCCCATCAAGTCGCCCTTCTGGCACATTCTTCAGAGGGCGATAGCCGAGCGCAAAGCATTGGGGAAACCACCTATAAAAAGAAGTTGACGGTGGCTTCTTTGTTTATGCTAGAATTAAACCACTGCAATAAGCAGGTAACCAAATGAAAGCGAGTTAATCATGGAAAAGCAAACACCCCCCTTCGCAAAACTGCTCAAAGACGCAGTCGAGCAACCCGGCATCATCGGCGAGTGCTACAGCAGGTTTCACGGCTATAGCATTGGCAACCAATTGCTGGCATGGTCGCAGTGCATTGCCCGCGACATCCCCCTTGGCCCCATTGCCACCTTCAAGGCTTGGAAAGACTTGGGTCGCTCAGTGAGCAAGGGCCAGAAGGCTATCGCGTTGGTGATGCCCGTCACCATCAGCAAGAAGGACGAGTCAGGCGAGAAGACTGGTGAGGTGTTCTCCATGTTCACTATGCGTAACAACTGGTTTGTGTTGAGCCAGACTGAGGGCGAAGACTACGCCGCTGAGGTGGTGACCCCTGAGTGGGACAAAACCAAGGCTCTCGAAAAGCTGGGCATCACTGAAGAGCATTTTGCGCTGGCAAACGGCAACGTGCAGGGCTACGCTCAACTCAACACCATCGCCATCAACCCGGTGGCACAGTACCCCCACAAGACCCGTTTCCACGAAATGGCCCACGTCGTGTTGGGTCACACCAAAGAAGGCTTGGTGACTGACAGCGAGATGACTCCCCGCGACATCCGCGAGGTGGAGGCCGAGGGCGTGGCCTACATCCTGTGCAACCTGCTGGGCCTGCCCGGCTTGGCTGAGTCTCGTGGCTACATTCAGAACTGGCTGTCCGATGCAGAAATCAACGACAAGTCGGCCCAGCGCATTTTCAGCGCCGCAAACAAAATCATGGAGGCTGGTCAGGCATAAGGGAAAGTCCCTACATCGGGGGTCTTGCCACCCCCTGATTTGTTTATGCTACAATTAAACCATCGACAGCAAGGTGCGGTCGACCAACAGCGAAGGAACAGTGAAATGAACAAGTTTGCAAACCAGTACGGCTACAGCGATGTGTACCCCTTTGAGGTGGTGAAGGTCATCAGCGACAAGACCGTCGAAGTGCGTGAGATGGAAGCCGAGCGTGATGAGTCGGTCAAGTTGGAGTGGGTGGTCGGCGGCTTCGCTGGTCATTGCACCAACCAGCGCGACCAGAAGTGGCACATCACCAGCAACGACAGCAACCCCGTCGTGCGTATCCGTCTGAGCAAGTCTGGCGTGTGGAAGGACAAGCATGGTCGCAAGTTTGGCCTGAGCGAACAGCCCGTGCGCTTCTACGACTACAACTTCTAAGCGAATCAAAAGCGAATCGAAATCGAAAGGAATCCGAAATGTATATTGCAGAAATTGAAACCCGTGTTGCAGGCATCCCCTGCATTGTTGGCGTGACCCACTTTGAGAGCGTGCGTGGCTCGTTCAGCTACCACGCCGCCAGCGACATGGATTACTACGGTTACATCGAGGCAGAGTGGGTGGTGTGTGACCGCCGTGGTCGCCCGGCCCCGTGGCTGGAGCGTAAGCTGACCGACAAGGACACGAGCCGCATCGAGTCCGAAATTGCAGAACAACTCAACGATTAAGGGGAAAACCATGAACCACTTCGACACTATGGACACCATCGTCAACAAGTTCTTTGCCCAGCCCGCCTTTGCGAGTCTGGCCTACTGCGACTACATCGCGCACACCATCAGCAAGGAACTCAAGGCCAACGACACCGAGCGCCTGCTGTCCAGCGTCAGCCGCCCCAAATTCGACGTGACGCCCACTGGCGGGTTTGCCAGCACTAAGAAAACCATTGAGGTCGAAGACCGCTATGGCAAGAAGTACCGCGTCACGGTGGAGGAGGTATGAGCGAGATTCGCCCAACGATGGCCCGAGGTAAGCCAAGGGGCATGGAGGTGGCCCGGCTGGGTTCTCGCGCCCAGCGAGAATTCATTGAGTCCGAGGCCATCGACATCTTCGCCACCATGACCAACGGGGGATGTACTTTCCAGCAGGCGCTGGGTGCTGTGTTCCTCAGCGGCATGAACCTTGCGCACACATTGAGGGAGAGGGCATGAACCCGCTCATCCAAGAAATGGTCGCCATGAACCCTGAGCGGGCGGTTGACCATCACTGGTTTGACATGAGTGCCGCCTACAGGCGTGAGCAGGCCGTCAGCGGCGATATTTTGTCCCGCCCCCTGCCTTACCCTCAGACTGCGTTGGTTTGCGCCTACGAGGACAAGAAAGCCCTGCTGTTCGTATCCCGCGTTGGTGAAATCACTGGGGTCGCCGGGTTGCAGTGGAGTAAGAAAAGCGTTTATGACATTCCGGGGTTCATTTACGTTGTGGACGATGAAGGCGTGAAGGTCAGGCACAAGGACGGAACGCCGTTTGATTACCGCACCAGCTATGCAACGGGCGTGCTGGCTTTCATTGCCGCGTTTGCCGAGTCATTGGAGTTCTCGCCAGCTACCGGGTACTTGCCTGTAAGGCGTGCCAATTGGGAAAAGAAGGCAAGGCAGGGCAAGGTTCCTACCTACGACTGGAAGACGGTTGTGATTGAGCCAGCCAAGCCCAAAGGCGAATCGCAGGGCGGCACGCACGCCAGCCCCCGCTGGCACGAGCGCCGAGGCCATTGGCGCACCATCAAGAAGACTGGCAAAAAGGTCTGGGTGAAGAACTGTGCGGTGGGCGACAAAGCCCTCGGCGCGGTGTTCCATGACTATCAAATCAAGGAGAACGTATGAACACATGGCCCTTCCCCCCTCCCGGTGGGCCTGTGCCGTGGACAGCCGCTCAGGAGCGGGCCTACCAGTAACAGCAACGCAATCAACTGCCAGAGGCTCCGTTATGACCAAAGAAGAAGCACTGCAAGCCATCAAGTTGTTGTCCGCGCTGGAGTCGTGGGCGTTCAGTACAAAGTCAACCCTGCCAGACTACCTGCATGACGACCTTTGCGTGTCCATGAAGGTGCTGGAGAAAATCGTTTTGGAGGAGAAATGAGAGAAGAAACCTTGCTGGAAAAGGTCGTCATTGGTACAATGATGGCTCTGGTTTTCGTGCTTGCGGCATGGGTTCCAGACTTCACACTGACCCCCGAAGAGTGCGCCAAGCAAAGCCCGCGTGCTTATGTCGGAAGCCTGTGTAGCGAATCCAAAGCGAAATAAAACCGAGTCGGTTTCCGTGTAGGCGGGCCGACAGCATCTCGGCTGGTATGGCGCAACTGGTAGCGCATCCGCCTTGTAAGCGGGAGGTTGTGGGTTCAAGTCCTACTACCAGCACCAAGGTGGCGAAATGAAAGCGAATCGAATACACTACGTCCATTCGCTTACATTTCACGGGGAATACGGGTTATGCCAGAAACCACCAAGAAGGCGGCTACAAAGCCCGCCAAGACGCCGAAGGCCAAGACACAGGCCCGAGGTATCCCCACGCCCGAAAAGACTCCTCCTGCGCCCAAGAAGATGGGACGCCCCTCAAAGTACGACCCTGAGATAGCACGCATCATCTGTGAGCAGTTGAGCGAAGGTATCCCATTACGCCAGATATGCAGAGACAACGAGGGGTTCCCTGCGTGGAGGACGGTTTACGATTGGATGGGGCGCGACGAGTCTCTTTCCGCATCCATCGCACGCGCACGCGATATTGGCTACGACGCCTTGGCTGAGGAATGCTTGCTGATTGCTGACACCATCCAGTTGGGCCAGAAGCAGGTGATGACCGACGAGGGGTCATCGACCACCATCGAGGATATGCTGGGCCACCGTAAACTACAGATTGAGACGCGCCTGAAGTTGCTGGCGAAGTTCCACCCCACCAAGTACGGCGACCGCGTTGCTATCGAAGGAGTGGAGGGCGGAGCCGCCATCAAGACCGAGGACACCAACGCCAACAAGTTCCTCGACATCATCCGCAACATGGAGATGACCAAGCGTGCTGGCTGAGTTGCTCGAAGACCCAGAGGTGCAGGCGGAGTTCAACGCCAAGTCCGAGCATGACCGCATTGCCTACATCGCCCACGC